CATCAGCAGGCGAAATTTGCTGCCATAAGGATTAACAGGGCGCAGTGAGCCCTGAAGTGGTTTCCATTTCATTTCTTACCTCCTAAACTTTTTCAATGATCTCGCAATCATTACACAAAAAGAAATGCTCCCTTCATTTTATCATAAAGACCTATGATTTAAAAGTGCTTTTGCTAAAATTTTAAACTTTTTATTTTAAGTCTTTAAAAATGTTTGTCTCTTATCATTTTCTTTTGTTTAGAGACAAATTTCTTCACTTTACTGCAAAATAAAAACTCCAAGAAAGTTCATCAATCAACTTTCTCGAAGCACCTAAATCTTTTATTGAGCTCAAGAACTGAAAGCAAAAAGAAAAACCTGACATACTCGCCAGAGGCAAGTGTATCAGGCTTTATTAACCAAAATTATTTTACAGCGTCTTTAAGAGTAAAGTGTAATTCATTGAGATAAAATAGCATTAAAACTCATTAAATAAGCATATAAAGAGATAAAACTATCTATATTTTTTGCCATAAAAATACAAAAGTTTTAAACTTATGCCCCCTTTTTGCCCCTCGAAGCAAACAAAAAAAGCCCCGACCAATAGGCCGAGGCGGTGTATTATTTAAAAGTGTCTTATAAAGGAGCAAGCTCCTTTCTTTTGTTACCAAAGTAGCCGTTCAGCCTTTTTAAGGCCGTCTAGCTCCATTCTCCGCAAGTGGATAGGATAATTATCTTTGACATCAATATAAGCGATGTCTGCGCCGTAAATCGTCTTAAAATTGCCTTTGATTTCTCCCTCCGCACCAGCGTTTACCCAACGCATAGTGCCAGCGAACTTGTCAGCATACCAGACAGATCCGTTTGGGAAACCGTCTTTTTCGTATTGCTTCGTCCTAAATCTAATAAAATAAGGTAGCATGTATCAAATCCTTTCTTTTTATGCAAGCAAACGCAGATTTACTTTTTCTTCTGCTGGTTGCGGTGTGTCGTTATCAAAAGGCAACTCAAACCAGCCGAGCATTTGCTGTGCTGGTGCTTGCCAATTAACATAGCTAAATGTGCCGTCGCTAGATAGATTGCGAATAACCTTGCGTGTCCATCCTCCATTATAGAGAGCGTCGGCATTGCTGTCGATGTTCTGCTCGATCGTCGTGATTGTGCCGTCTGGATTGTTTGCGACCACAAATCCGATATGTCCGAACTCGTGATATGGCAAGCAATTCGACACAAACACAGCTCCCACAGGCGGGTTATTAGAGCCATTAAAACCTGTTACTTTAAGCCCGAGATTTGCGGCCCGGTCTAAGCAATCTATTGCATTGACATAGCTAAAATCGAGGTTAAATAGCCCCTCGTAGTGCAATATCCTGTCAATCGCAGCAACACATTGTCCGCCAAAAGGATTGGTCGGAACTGTTAGCCGCTGATTGACAACACTTTCTAGCTTATCAAGTAGTTGTTTTTGAGTCGTCAAAAGACCACCCCCTTACATTAGTCTTCTTTAAGTTCAGACAAGTTCATCAAGATACATGTCAGACCTGCAAGTCCAACTGTTGATGCAACTACTACCCAGTTGACTTCTGTCAGCAGGGCAGACGAGCCAATGACACCAAGTGCAGCTTGAGCCATAGTCTTGATTACTTTGATAGCGAGTTTCTTTGCAAATTTGTTCATGATTTAACTTCCTTTCTTTTCGATCATGATTTTGAGTTCTTTAACATCTTCTGTCAAATTCTTGATTTGCTCCGTCATAGCGACGAGAGCTTGGTTTTGCTTGTCGTGGTCGTCCAAGCGCCGAGTGTGGTCTTTCGTCTGCTGCTCCAAAAAGCCTAATCGCAATTCCAAAGAGTTGATTTTGGTTGCTTGCTCAATGCTTTTGGCACGCAGAACATTATAAAAGCCGTAGACAGTGATGATAAATCCGCCCACGGTCATTAAAAGCTGGTACTCTGGTTTCAAATAATAATCACCCCCTTTCTAGCTAATTGCTGATATTTGGCAATACGATAGTCCATGCCCCAGACTTGAGCATGTCTTCCGCAGGCTGGCCGGTGTAGTTGTAACCAGTAGCACCCGTGTATTTGACAATCGTCCGATTTCCTTGCTGCCACTTCGGATTAGTCGTGTATGGATAATTGATAGTGACGAACGTTGGCCCTGTGTACCGCTTGCCGTTGACTGGCGCATCAATCTTCTGCGCTAGTGCTGTGTAACTATTGATATCCAGTCCTCCTGAAATACCAAGAGCGATATAAGTGACCAGTTCGAGTAGTTCTTTCAGCTCTGCACGCTGCAGGGTAGCTTCTTGCTCTTTCTTGTCGGCTTCTTGGAATTTCTTCTTGATTTCCTCATCCTGCTCTTTCTTGGCACGATCTGGGAAATTCTCTTGATAGACGACTTCTAAAGCTTTCTTTTCCAGTTCTTCGACTGGTAGGTCAATCGCTTCTTTCGGAAGCAATACCGGATAGAAAGCACCCTCTGCATTCGTTAGAATGACGTGAGTGCCCTCAACTTCGTTGTTGGATGATGAGTAAATCCAACTCTTGCGATTAAATTGTAATTTAGACATGTGTCTCCTTTTTGTTTATTAAATAGACCAGCTTACTTGTGTCTTAAATTCTATTCGTTCGGCATTGAGGATAACCATAGCCCCATTTGAGCCAAACTGAATATTTCGGTTGTGTGCGGCTGGTGATGTAGACCAGCCAGTCACAGTCAACATGCTTTCTTTTGCTGGCATAGGCAGTAATTCCACTGGAATGTTCCCTATGCCAAGGTTTCCGCCATTCCCTACGACATTAAGCCTTAATGTCACGATGTCGCCCTGCCGCTTGTAGTGCACACCATTGACGCCTGTAGAAGTCCATTCTATGCGCTTGAGGTTTGCGTGGTCGCTCCTTGCATTGGTTGACCATGCGCTCCATTTACCAGCTAGCAGGACGCGCTTGGCAGGCTCTGCGGTTGATATAGACGGGAAGAACATCTGGAAGCACTCATTGTTACTATTGAGCACTAGCAACCAGCCATATTGACGAGCTGGATTGTTGTTTTCCATTCCGTTTTTAAAATAGACACCGGTTGTCCGTTCCTGGTCAAAGTCTTTTCCGTAGGCATAGATAGCAGTACCATTCTTCTGCGTCAAAGCGTGCATCTGGATAAGCTTATCATTCGCATAGATGTCGCCTTTGACATCAAGCGCCCCACGTTCCCAGATTTTATTGATACCAGCACCAAATTGGCTATAAGATAGCACTACACCCTCTGTCGTGACGATGGCTGCGAATTCCGTACTTGTATATCGGTCTTCCAGTTTCCCTACGACTTCCCAAGTCTTATTGGCCGGATATTGACCGGATAGGTTTGCTGGGCTGTTGACAAGTTCTGATATGCTCGTCCAAGAGCCAGCAGCAGGGCCAGTGTCCGATGTGTAGCTTGTATCGGCAAGAGGTTTGACCTTAAATGTCAACGTCATCTTGTTCTTTTGCGAGCCATTGACAATCAAAGGAGCTACTTTCGCTGTCCGTGTAATCGTCAATGTTCCACCGTTCAGACCAGTTCTGGCCACATCAAATTTCAAGATGGGTGGGAAGTAGTCGAGGATAGTCACTGTGCGCTCTATCGCATTACTCGTCCGCCCTCGGCTATCCGTCACTCTCGCTCTGATGACGACTTGGCCATCATAGTTCATCAGTCCAAGGCCGCCGCCGTTCGTGGTAGTGGATTGATTTTTTCCGACAATCTCTGCATAATAGCCTGTGATAGTCGAGCTATAAGCTCCTGACGCAGCCCCAAAATTGACTCTAATGTCAGACAAGATTTTGATAAAGTGCTCACCGCCAGAAACGATATTAGCGGCTATCGCATTGCCGTCTGTGAGGGTGAAACCTGTTAAAGTCGGCTTGATGTCGTCCGGAACGGTTGCAGTGAAATTAGCTGATTGAGTACCTATCTTCTCAGAACCAGAATAGGTATCGACATAAATCGTCCCTGTTCCGCTCGTGCTATTTGGCAAGTCGTTGATAAAATCTTTTGGGATTGTCCAATTGGAACTTGTATCAACATTACTGGCTATCTCACCAGATCTACTGTACCAACTATAGCGGATTGTGTGCTTAAAGCTATTGTCTGCCCTGTTGATTGCGATAGGAAGCGACTGACCTATTGCAACCGTCGAATTAAACGTCGCAGAACTCGACCTCGGAATTCGTGGCAGATAGATAGGTATGCTTGCTGCACCCCAACCATATTCTGCAAAGCCAAGATCCAGCCTTGCTGCTGCTGAAAACGACTTATTGCCGTCCGAATTATGAGAAATCTGATAATCTTTTGCAAAGAGCAATTTTGATTGCCCGGGAGCAATCGTATATCCGCTTGACGCTATCTGTATGACTTCTTGTACCCCGTTGACCGTCATAGTCAATGGTTTGTTCCCATTCCCGTCGTAGATGGTCGCAGAAGCTGAAATCAGATTAACTTGTATATTGACTAACGAGAAATTGCCAGCGACATTCTGCCAGTTTCGCGTTGTCACTATCTCAATGTATAAGCCGTTCCCGTAAGTACCGGTAAATGTGGCTCTAGCCATGTTTAAATACCTCCCACATATCTGATGACGTTCATATCTGGATTGAGCTGATATTGCTCCTCACGGAAACGCCCAATTTGAAGCGTTCGAGTAAACACCCCATTCTCAATCTTTAAGACACCTTGTGAAATGTAAGCTACCTCAGAGCCGGCAGAGTAAAAGCTGATGCGGTCACTCTCGACACGGACAGAGGACGAGCCATCTTTCTTGCCGATGATCAAGCCCTCATTGCTGGCGCTCATATAGCTATCTAGGAAGCTCCACCGCTCGGCCATATCGCCTAAGTTGTTCTCGATTTTGGCAACCCTTTGAGTTGCTGCTACAAGCTTCGCTTCTGCTGCAGCTCGTCCGGCTTCATCAGCTTTGACATAATCTTGATAGGATTTAACCCATTCATTGACCGTGTCAATGCTGGCTTTGGCTTCGAGTTCAGCCTTGGCTAGCTGCATAGCTTCCGTTAAAGCGTTTAGCTGCTCTGCTGTCAGCTTTTGGTCAGCCTTGCTATCAATCTTGTCATTGACTTGTTTAAGCTGCTCCTCGTCGAGCGCCCCTTTATCGCCTTTAGGGCCTGGAGGGCCTTGTGCGCCTGGATCGCCTTTCGCACCATTTTGACCGTCAGCCACGTTGCTAAAAGTAACCTCTGCAGTTGCCACTTTCTCATCGTTGAGATAGGCTTCTACAGTCACTTGCAGAGTTCCCTCAAAGTCTGTCGCACGGACTAGCATTTGGCTGCCACTACCGATGATTGAGTCACCTTTTTTGTAGAAGATGATAGGCTCATATACCTTGCCATTCTTTTCTAGTGTAGCCATTAACAAGCTCTGTCCTGTGCGGTTCTTAAAGGTTGTGCCTTGGTCAGTAGATAGTTTCAACTCGTACGGTATAGCCTGCTCTGCAAGCTTAGCCATACGAGTTAGTAAGCTATCTGATACCTTGTTCTGCAAGGCTTGGAAATTCGCAAAGACCGTCTTATTTTCGCTCGGATTGGTAAAGCTAATTTGCTGCTCACTGACACGAGCTTCCAGCACCAACATTGGACTAAAGCCTGTATCTTGGATTTTGACAGTATCGCCAATATCCAAGTCAAAATATCCGTCCGCTTCGTATGTGATAGCTGGATAGCAATATTTCCTTAGATTACGCAAGGCCGTGGAGATAAGCACTTCTTCGCTATCTGTATCGACTTCCATGTCCTTACGAATCCAGTTATCGCTTGTCTCAGTACCAGACAAAACCGACGGATAAAGTTGTTTAGACAACGGTGCATATAGCAAGCTATTTTTAAGATAAAACTCAACCTCGCCCCTGTCGTTCTTCCATTCTTGTGTTTTCTTAGGGTCAATAACTACTTCTGTTGTGCTGACAGATATTTCTTTAAGGTCAATATCCGGCAATGATACATCAACCGTGCTGCCTGTTTCCGTCCTGCCCTCGACTGTTTTACCGGCCTTTAATTCCGGCGGATAACATAACGTCTCTATCGCTCCTAGATACGCTTGTGCGTTGTATGTTCCAAGTGTCACATATTGCCGACCGGCATAGTTTTGCTCGAGTACCGTAACGGTACTTCCATTATTGGCGATGATAACGGAAACGTGGCCATACTGCCCAGTTCCTTGAAAAGCATTGTGAGCTTTGATGTTTGCCAAAGAGCCAGCTTTCAGTTCGTTAGTCCCATGAGGGCGGACAACGGACCATCCGAAATTTCCCCAGGCGTAGTCCGTGCCGATATAAGCCGCAGCTATACCAGCCCCGACTTTACCAGAGAAACCAGTCACGCCACCGCCAAGACCGGGGCCACCTAATTTCATAGAGTACCAAGCCGCTAAGCCGTAACATTGACCACTGCCAACTGTTCGGCCTTGTAGACCTTTCATTTCGTTGATAACGGCGATTGTCTTGTCGGCTTTGACTACTCTTGTCACTGGCTGACTAGGGCTGCTTAATTGGTTGTTAGGTTGCTTCCAGAGGTCATCTATCTTGTCTAGGATATTGCCGTTGGAACGATTGACACCGCCCCGAATATCTCGCATTAAGGCGATATAATGAGCATATCCGGCAGCCGCATAGTCGTATAGCGCACCACCGATACGAAAAAGACCACGAGTGTAATCTTCAATGTTCTGCTTGCCTTTGACGCCGTAAAACTTGCGACCACCGCTAGTCTGTTCAGCTAGCAGATAAGCATAGTCTTTCATAAAGTCGTCAACTGATCCATAGTGAAAGTATGTTCCGCCCTCGTTGGCCGGTCTAGCACTTCCTGTCGTGACCTTAACACCGCTTGGCCGAGTCTGTGCCGAGCCAGACATACCTGACCAGTTATTGTCAACCCTAGCGACGTTAGAAGCGCCCCAGAAGCTTTCTAGGTAAAGTTGGCAAATCATACCAGACGGCAAGATGTTGTATTGCACACAAAGATTTAAGATAGTTTGAACTATCCCTGCGCTCATAGGATGACCAGCATAGTTTAAACCGCCGCCTGTGTATTTCTTGCCCCCTTTTGCCGCTTGTGTAGCGGACGGATTGGCAACCTTGGTTGATGTCTCTTTGGTTTCTTCCTTGCGGCCAACTGGCTTAATAGCGTTGTATAGTTGCGTTTTATCAACACTTCGCTTGATACTACGCACATTCTTGCCGTACTTTAAGACAACATCATTTCTCTTACGTCCGACACCTTGATTTTCAGCGCTATGTGCCTTGTAGACATTCATTACAAAGCGGTCGAGCTGACTATTAGACTTCAAGTGAGTTTCAAACTCGATTTCAGCATCAAAGTTACGAGCAAGAGAGATTAAGCGAGCAAGAGAGGTTTCTTGCCCCTCCCACTCTAACGATCGCCTTTGGTCTGTTATCTCATTGATACCAATTTCTAACTTAGCAAGTCCAAGAGTACCCCAATCTTTTAGATACTCTATAAATGTCATTGCTTTTGGCGCTTTGTAAGCTCCGTAATATTCAAGCAAAAGCTCAAGACTTAGATTTTCGCAGTAACACTTGATAATCTGCTCATCTTCTTCAGTCTTCATCACGTTAAAGAGATAAGACCGACCCTTGTACTTAAAGCTGACAAAAGACCGCTCATTTAGATGCTTATAGGCTTGTTCGGCATAGGTGCCAGACTTGATTTTTCTCTTAAAAACTGAAAACTCAAAGACAGAGGTTGCACTTTCAAGAGAGCGTGTCCACTTGTCATTGAAGAAATTCAAGGTGGTCTGCTTGTCGTTGTCAATATAAGCAACCTTTTTCAAGGCGCTATCATGGATTGTTAAAAGCATTAGAGCCACCTTTCTTCAAATTCGATAGACACTGTAGGCTTCTTCTTCGCCCAACTGGACTGTAGAATCTCAATCTCAGACTTCCCAGGCGGTATGACCGGCCATAGAGAGCCATCAACTACCTGGTCTAAGTCGTAAATGTTATTTAAGATTAGATTGTCATTCTCGCTATTGATAACAACTGTACTGCCAGCCGCATACCTGTTAGGGGCGTCTTCCCAATGATTATTATTAGTCTTGGCATAGTAAAGCTCGTCAAAATACATGTGTGTCACTAGCGATCTATCAGTTACGCTTGATAAGGTTACATGTATCTTGGCTGACTTGCGGTCTTTAATGGCCGGAATGTTGTAAGAGAACTTATTTCCAAACCAATAGAAAGTGACTTTGTCATTTTCTCTGGCGATGTCTGACCAGCCCCTATCTTGGTTAAACGGATTGTGTTCATTCAAGTGTGTAGCGTTGAACGTCCAACTCTTGAGAACGTTGTATCCGCCGTGCTCATCAGCGCCCAGAAAGTTGTACTCTGTCACTAGACCAAGACTACGCTTATAGGTTTCTACGCCATAAAGAAATTTGTCGTTTTCGTCTGTAACAGTAACTTTGATGAAACCGTATTGGCTACTATGTCCAGCCCAAAAGATTTGACGCCACCAGAGATATTCTGTCAATGCCCCGGTGTTTCCGCTGCTGTCTGGCGGTACAGGCCAAGTAATGGAAGCGCTTCTTGCTGGTGCAACTCCATTCGTCTGTAGCTTGATGTGATGCCTATTCCATAAAGCTTCAAGCTCTAATGTTCCGTTGCCTGCTTCTGGTACGTTGGTTATCCCGACATTTTTTTGGCCTGAAATGAACGCTTGTCTAATCTTATCCCCTCTATAATCGTAGAGAAGTTCAGACTTAGAGACGATTTTACCGTCAATTTCCTCAATATTCCCAACCTCAAAAGCAAATCTTTCACTCACAAGACCATAATAGCCGTTTTCGTCATTTGCTTTAAACGTGATAATCGGATAAGCATCTGCTGTTCCTTTATTATCGACCGCAAAGACCATCTTGCCTTGTCGTTCTTCGTAGTCCACCACTCGCTTGTAAGTCGTAGAGTGAGCAACGCCGTCCGGAATATAAAACTTGATAGTCGTTTCGTCGTACCAGTCAGTTATTCCCTCAAGCTCCATGTCGCCCTTTACAAGAGCGTTAAAGTATCGGTTAGGGTATTTGCCTAGCGTCAGCTTCTTCGGCTCTGTAGCGTCAAATATGCCCGCTATACGCTCTTTTAACTCGTTGATGTCTCCTCGCTCGGTATCTGCCGGCTCAGTTGTATCCACAAATCGAATATTTGCAACATCAAAAGAGGCCAAACTAACTTTGACCTCGATTTCTTTTGCTCCGACCTCAACTGCTGTTGCAATCGTACCGATCCGAGATAATTTCTCGGTTTTGATTGACCGCTCATTCCCAATGTCGGATTTAACTTCTAGGACTTTGAGCAGACCAGAAAGGTCTATCCCGTTGTATGTCATAGAATTTTCGGTCATACTCTCACCCCTTTCAGAATATTACTGATATAGTCACGGTCGCTTTGATAACGGCTGAAATCGTCACCTGTCAAGCGTGCAAACTCTTGGCCGTTGACATTCAGCACGACTTCTCTATCTAAACTTTGTTTGATAGTGTTGAGTGCGTCTTTGATAATGTCTAACTTTTGGTCTGATTGTTTGTTTTCCAACGTCAGTGAGCCATTAAGGTTAGCTGTGTAGCCATGTTGCTTCAAACCATCGTCAAGTAAATCGCTGTAATCAAATTTGCTCTTGACATCATATAGATTTTCCAAGGCTTCGTTTACATACTTCTGGCTTCTGTCGATACCGACTGCGATACCTTGACCAATGTAAATACCTACATTGTCACGGAAAAGTCGTGATGGTGAATGGATGTCTGCCGCTGCTCTAGCCGCTCTTTCTGCCTGTGAAACCAAAGCGTTTGCCGCTGATGTTACCGCTGGCAAGGCTGCAATCATACCACGAGCCAAGCCGTTGCCGATTTGGGCACCAACCGATAGCATGTTCCGTGCGCCGATGTTACCGACACGCTGGACGGATAACATGAGATTGTTCATCGCTGCAGTTGCTTGACCAACCCCTGCACGAATACCATTGACGATACCTCTTGAAACACCTTGACCGGCTTGTTGCCCTGCTGCAGTCATGCGAGCTGCGCTTGAAACAATGACCGTCACTATCAAAGTCATGCCAGACTGTACGCTTGCTACAGCTCTAGCCATAGCGCTTGCCACGATTGGTGCTAATGCTGAAAATCCAGAAGCTAAAGCCGGAAGAACTGCTGATACTGACATAAGCGAAGCGGAAGCGCCTGCGCTATACGCTTGTACCATTGCCATTCCTTGGCCTAGTGCTTTCATTCCATTGCCGGCCGTTGCTATTCCTGCTCCGTTAGCTGCGATGGCTCCGATACCGGTTGCGACCGCCGCTAGACTGGCTGCCATATCACCAAGATTTGTCTTGGTGATCATGACCACACCCTCGGCCATAAGCTTGAAGCCTTTACCAGCGTTTAAAGCAGCATTACCGATTGCGTCAAATATACCTGAAATACCATCTAGGATATTCCGCACAGCTCCGCCAAAGCTTTCGATTACGCCTTTAGCTCCGTCAAGAACGGTCTTGATAGACTCTCCTAAGCTCTTAAAGAGGTTAGCTATACTGTCAATGATTGGGCTTATCTGACTAACTAAAGTCGTAAATGCTTCAACAATTGACTGCAGTACAGGAGCTAATGCTTGAACCATTTCTGATACTGCCGGCATGAATGGCGATAGAGCTTGCACGATGCGAACAATAGCGTCCGCTACTATTTGGGCTATGTTAGTAAACACATTGCCCACAATTTCGACAATAGGTGTTAGTGCCGAGATAATAGCTGCCGCTCCCTCACTTAAAGCTGTGATAACAGGCGGAAGAACTGAGATAATGGAACTTAGCGCTTGCCCTAAAGCTGTCACAAATGGCGCTGCTTGTCCTACTGCTATACCAACCGCTATGATTAGAGGAGCTAGATTAGCCAATGCAGATGTCACAATCGGCAGCACACCAGCCACCGTGACAATAGCTTGAGCAAAAGCTCCAATAATAGCCGTAGCAACCGCAGAGAACGCTTGGCCTACTGCATTGATGATGATAGCTACTCCCTGACTTTGTGTCGCCAGTAGAGCAAATCCAGCAGCGATAATAGCGACACCAGCACCGATACCGACTGCAGCAATGGCAACCGCTCCACCAAAGGCTAGAATGTTAGCAACTCCTGCCGTTTTAAGCGCTGCGCCAAAAGCTAAGATAACTTGCGATACTCCGCTAAGTGCTGCTTTAATCGCAAATCCAACACTTTTAAAGATTTGTGCGATTTTTGAAACACCACTGCTTACAACACTGCTTGCGCCACCTAAACCACTAGCTGCGTTTTGTCTAAAGGCTGCGAATGGATTAAATGACTTGATAAATGTCAAGACCTTAACGCCTTTGCTTACCGCAAACATTGACACTGCGAAAGCTCCTATCGCTCCGGCTATAGCTTGAATCACTCCTGGTGGAAGCGAAGCTATGAAATTAGCTGCTGCGGTAGCAATTTGAGATAACCACTTCACAAGCGTTCCTAGCGTGCTTCCAAGTATTTCTAGCACTCCTGTAGCAGTCAAGCTGTTCCAGATATTCCCAAGTGCAGCAGATATGCTCTGAACCGCTGTAGTAAACGCTGAAACAGCGCCTGTATTAGAAAACGCAGTCCAGAAAGTCTGTATCTTCTGCGTTGTGTCTGAAATAAAAGCTGATACGTTGTTGATAATCTTAGTGAAATCAATTTTATCAAGCGCTTTTCCCAAACCGTCTGCAAGCTTATTGAAATCAATCTTGTCGAAAGCGTCTGACAAGGCATTTACAGCCTTGATACCAAACTTATTGAGCTGTTCAAACGCTGGCATGAGCTTGTTAGATAAAGACTCTTTCATTCCGTCGATAGCTTGATCCACAGTCTTAAATTCTGTCGCCATTTTTTGGAAAGCGTCCGAATTACCAGCCTTGTTTAAAGCGTCGAAAAATTCCTCTGTATTGACTTTTCCGTCCTGTACAGCAGATACAAGCTCGGCTGTGCTCATACCCATTTCTTTAGCTACTGCTGCCATACCAGCGGGCGCTTGTTCCATCATGATTTTAAAGTCCATCCAAGCGACTTTAGGCTTACTTGCCATTTGTGTAGCTTGCGTAGATAAGGACTTCATCGCTTGTGCTGGATTTTCCGCAGAAGCAGCTAGACCACCAAAGGCTTTTACTAAACTGCCGACATTTTTAGTCCCCACAGCGTCAAGTTGCGAGTAGGTGCTAGCCATGTCGGATGCAGAATAGATAGTCTTGGTCGCAAAGTCCTGCATTTCTTTCTTCGCTTGCGATATCGTTTCAGCAGAGCGACCGAAAGCCTGCAAGTTGCCCTCAAAGGTCTTCCAAGCCTTTTGAGCGCCGTTCAGTTCTCCGACCATTGAGCCAATTCCTGATGTGATTGAGCCAATACCCGAAGTCAAAGCAGAACTGATTAGGTTAGCGCCTAGAACAGATTTGAAAGTAGAACCTACTTTGCTTGCCATGTTCGACAAGCCGCTAACTGACCTTTCCGCTGCTTTAAAAGCACTAGAAAAGCCGCTGTCTCTGGCTTTCAGCACCGCTTCGACTGTATAGCTCGAATTTGCCATTAATATCCCTCCTCTCCTTTGTAATTTCTCATTCTTTTAGCGATAGCGATTAGGTCGCTATTCACCGGTTTGGCAAAATTATTGCCCAGGACAGCGTTTTTCCGTTTGGCTTCGTCGTAGAAATCGGTAAATTCCTTATAAACATAAGACTTCCCGTTTCTATCCGTTGCCTTGACTGCCCTGTTTAGATATGCTTGCAGATATAACTCTTGCTCACGTTCTAATTGCTTCATGACATGCCCTCGTTTTCGGAGTTTGTACTCTGCAATCGTCATTCTTCTTGCTACGTCGTAGTCCGTAACGCCAAACAAACCGAATATCGTCGCAATCATATCATCATAGACCTGTTTAGATGTCGATATAACGGTCTTTACAGGTTCATTTCTTTCAGGACTTTGTTCACTTTCAATCTCGTCACCGGTGATTTCTTCAAGCTCTCTAAAAAATCATCAAAGACTTTCTCGAGGTTGTCACCTTGTGCTTCGATCCACGCTTCAATATCTGCACTTTTAAGCAGGGGGCGCTCTGTCGCTGTTGCAGCTTGGATAATATCTGCGATAACAACCGGATTGAAATCTTTCAGATAGACTACTGCTGACTGCAATCCCATACCAAAGCTGACACCGTTACCTTTGATTTCATAGCGTTTGTCCATTTCACGGATGAAGTCAATACCATAATGTAAGTCGTATTTCTTGCCGTTGATTTCAATTTGTTTCATTTCTTTGTGTTCTCCTTAAAAATAAAAAGGGGCTAAATGCCCCAAAGTTTGATTACAGCTCTTGAGTAGTGTCCTTGAATGCGTACTGTACAGCCTTTTGCTGTTCTTCTGTCAATGTCGCATATCCCTCTACTGGCTTGCCGTCAATCTTCATTTCTGTTGAAATTGTAATCAAGTCCTCAACATTCGCAGGAAGTTCCCAACTAGACAGAGAGCCTTGCATATACTTAGCAGGGTATTTGTCCGCTTGCTTAGTTCCTGCAAGGTCGATTTCCCAGACTTCAAGCTTAAAGCCCTCTGAAACTGATTGCTCAAGCAATTTGTTCAAGTCATCACGGCTTGAAACTGCTTCGATTTCAAGTGTTACTTCCAGACCGCCATCGCTATTGATAGCCCCGTCTTTCGTCTTCTTCGTGTCGTTTGAGCGCTCATATTTCAGCTTGTGCTCAATCTGGAAAGCCAACTTAGCAGCAGCTTTCTTTTCACCTAATTTGCGGAACATCAAAATTTTATCTTTTCCGTACATGTATCATTTTCCTTTCTTAGTTGAATTTAAACTTTAGATCAAGAATGCCATGATAAAGCAGTTCTTGAGTTGAATTGTCTTTGATAATTTGCGTTGGACTCGTTAAGTCCATAGACCACCTAGTGCCATTTATAAGCTTAATCGTCGAATACTCAGCCATAAGCTTACCTATCCAGTCAGAAACCAACTTCCTATCGTCCACACGCCCCCACACATCGACACGAGCCGACACCTCACCGATGAGATACGACTTTGTCGCTTGTGGGATAATCTGTGTATAAGACACGACCATAAACGGATAAGGCGTGCCGTCCTCTGGCAGATACGGATAAGCAGTCAATCCAAGAGCGTTAGAGCGCTTGATAAGCTCGTCATGCAACTGTTGATCTGGTTGTTTATTTAACAATGCCTGCCCTCCTTAAATCTGCGATAAACCTCGGCTGCACCACATCAAAAGCGGGCTTCATGAATGGTTGTGCGTTCATTTTTCGTGTGCCCACTTCCAAATAAGCAGCGTAGTCTGTGCCTGCTTCCACCTTTGCAGCAAAGCCGCCATCTTGCATTTCAAGAGTAATTTTGCGCTTCGTTGCGCCTGTTGCATAGCCTTTAGTAAAGACAGCATTTCTTTTAGCAGCTTTTTGCAACTCGCCGCCATACTTCTTGACGATAGCTTTGTGCGCTTCCATATTCGCAGCGGTCTGCAAGGCTTTTTTTAATGGTGCATCGCCGTTGATGCGTAAAGTTCCGTCAAACCCCATTTTTTACCTCGCTAACATAAAAAACAGTCATGCCGTTCGTGTGTTCTGGTGTTCGTACGATGTTATAAGGCTTTCCGTCAATCAAAAGACTGCTGATTTTCCCTTTTATGCGTCGCACTCTCACAACTTTAGTAGCTTCTTTCAGCTTGTCGCCTAAAAGGTTTTGGAGCTGTGCACTTACTGGCCCGATATTAGCCGGCACAACCTTTTCAGTCGTTTCACCGCCTACCATTTTGCCTAAATCAGCGTCATACCTTGATTTTTGCTCGCTTTTAATAACAAGCTTGCATCGTTTGTCAAATCTCATAACATCTTAAACCCCGCTTGGAAGCTGCCGGCAAAGTTACGTCTAATGACAGCGTCATAGACTGCAAAATCGTCCAAGTCAAAGGACATGCTCAAACCCTCTACACTTTGAGAGGACAAGCCCTCTGAACCTAGCTTGTTAAATCGCTTGACTACGACCTCGACGATGATGTAACTCAGCTTGTCTGGTATCTCGTCTTGTTTTGAGTAGGCCTTGAAGTGCGCTTCCGTAAGATTTTGGATAATTAACAAGAGATTATCTTGCAAGTTATCCTCAATTCCTAGCAGAGCCTTTACTTGCTCAATAATCGTCATGTTCTTATCCCTCCAATGCGTCAATTAGACTTGCTTTATCAAGCCCAGAATAGCCCGTCACGCCATTTTCTTTGGCAATCCCTCTTAGTTCCTGTACTGTCATATCAGACAGCGCAGAGGGGCTTTCTGCCACCTCTACGACTGGCTCGGGAGCTTTTGGGTGATGCCTACGCAGCAACATACCCATTAAGCACCTCCGAATTTGACAACTTTAGTTGGATCGTACAGATAAACGCCGTAGTGTTCGTCGCCTGTAATGACTGTTGTTTTCTTCAAGATGTCACGGTCTGTTTCGATAGCAACATCACGCTTGAGGTTGATAACGAATGCGCCGTATTTAGCAACATCAGTCGTATCATTTGCGGTTGGTGAAACCTTAACCAAGAAGCCTTTTCCTTTTTCAACTTTCTTAGTGCGGACGATTTGCACGCCGTGAGTTTCGCCAAACGTACCGGATACAACTGTATTAGCCCCAATTTCAGAGCCAGACAGCCAGTTCTTAATGGTGTCAGCACGCAAGTCGATAGCGTCAGCAGGATTGATAAGAGCGACATAGTTTGCGTCTTCTTCGTCGTCAAATACTGCCAAGGCTTTATCAAGCGCTGCGCCTGTTGTAGGAGCTTCTGTGACGAATTGAGTCGCTTTCTTAGCTTCTTCAATCAAATCATTGTCTACCTTGTTAGCCAACGCCAAAGCGATTTGTTGCGTTGCTTGGCCTAATGGATCGCCATAACCAGACAAGACTGCTTCGTCTGTCAGCTCGATACCTTTACCGGCTTTCTTGATAGTCATAGTAGACTTAGCAGTTGTCAGTTGGTCTGGCTCAATAGCAACGCCCTCGGCGATGTCTTTTGCATCTCCACTATCAGTGGATATTCGTTATAGGTCGTTAATCTATAACCGTTCTCTTATGAACTGCTGTACGTTTCCGTACAGATTAGACTATATCATCATCTCTAAAAATAGAGAGCTCCGCTTTTCCACCCACTTAGGTGTACTCTACTCCATTCAAAAAGAGCTAAGCGATACGCTAAGCTCTTCCTGTGTTTCGATAGTCGTTGAGGTTTTTAATAAAAGCATCAAGTTCTCTTTCTGCTTTGTCATTCCTAATCCACCAATAAGGTATTCTTAAAAGTGGTATTTTTTTGTTTTTACAGTAATTATTTTTTATTTCGTCATTCTCTTTGACATAAGTGAAATTATCGTGTCCCCAATGATTGCTACTGTTTTTAAAATGTTGTGCGCCGTCAAATTCGATTAGCGCTATTTTACCGTTTATAAAAATAGCAAAATCGAAAGGCAACGGGTAAATTCTTCTACAATCATCAAAGCTATATTGTGGTTTATACTCAATATCAGCTTTATCAAGATAAGAACTTACAAAACGTTCTCCTTTTGATTTTATACAATTCGGACATCGTTCAGAACGTAGCAAATCTTTTGGGATGGTTTCCCAAGTATAACCACACTCTAAATGCGTGACTGAAATTTTATCAAGAGTAGTGGTGTATCTATCGTTTATGCGATACTTCCCTGGATATTTCTTTTCGATAAGCTCTTCAAATTCTTTTGAAGTCCTATGTCCAGAACATTTTGGACATCCGCTACCTTTTAGGATATTTCCTATTCTCGCTTCGTAAATATGCCCACACGATTTATTTTTAACCGTTATCTTGTTTCTAAAGCCTGTGTACTCACTCAAAACTTCGTAACCAAGCTCTTCGATTTGCTTAATGTTTTTACTCTTGACACTGGTTAGTTTTGCTTTGCTAATAGTTTTGCCTTTGCAAAGACCACATCCTCCACCTCCAAGAAGTTTAGCTGGGCTTATAAAACATTCGTGTCCACAATCAAACTTTACTTTGATTTTTTCATGGTAGCTTTTATATTCTTCTATCGGAATCGCGTTGATATTTTTATCTTTTAATTCTTGTAAAAATTCTTTATTCGTTTTCTTTCTTGTCATAGTATCATTATATCATAAAATCATACTTTTGACAATGTATGTTAATTTAGGAATAGTAAAAAACCTGCTGATTGTCCAATCTTAAACATTTTTACACTTTGGTAGTTTAAGCTCTAAGGAGTTCCCAGCATTTAACGGAGTTTTTTTCTGTCAATCACTTGACAGGGGTGCATAGTGTTTACACCCATTTAGGCACCGTGATAGTGCTTCCTGGCTGTCCTACAAGCTCACGTTCGACATAAGCAAGAGGGGTAAATTTAATCATCTTAGGAAGCTTAGCTGATACCATGTCAGCCATTACTTCCGGGTTAATCATTTGTGCAAGTTGTGTTTGTGTCATTTATGTTTATCCTTTCAATTGTGCGTATAGTTCTGGGTTACTTTGCAGCAATTCGTTGCGGTCTTTGTAACCCATGCGGTCAAATTGTTCTTTGGTGATTGCTCCTGCAGTTGATTGCTCTACTTTGCGAGGAGTTTTGCCTTTCAGCATTTCTTTGACCTTGTTGTCTGCTAGTTGGTTAACTAGCTCTGTAAAGCCATTGACAGCTTCCTGTGTGCTCTCTGCGCTGTCCTTAACGACAAAGGCAAGGATTTCGTCGCCAGCAACAATACCGGCTTCTGATAGCATTTTAGACGCTTCTTTTTCGAGACCGCTGCGATTGATTTTCGCTTCTAGTTCTGCGATGTATGCAGCCTGCTTCTTAGCTTCATACTCTGCTTTTTCGTCAGCGTTCATCTTCCGCAGTCGTTCTGCTTCGTCAATTTTGGCTTGGTATTCTTTTTCAGCCGAGCGTTTAGCTTTTGCTTTTTCTTTCTTGACAATATCGTCTAGCTCAGCTTGTGTGAATGTCTTTTCGGTAGTCTCCGTCTGTTCTTGAGCGCCAGCTTCCTCAGTAACTTCTTCAACTACTTCGTCTTTGATTTCTTCTGCCACTTTTGGCTACCTCCCTTTTAAGTCCTGAGTGGACTGATACCTTGGCTTTTAACGTCTTCAAAGTTCGGACAAAAAGAAAACCGTACGGGATTCCATACGGTTAGGGCATAATTAGATAAATAGTAGTCTAAAGGTTTCACGTCCTTTAGGTGTGATGAGAGTCTGTGTGCCAGACCATTGTGTTTTTTCGTTGAGTGTTTCCTTGACCTCAAACAAACCATCGTTTTTATTGGCTGTTGGTTGGAGCTTGCCTTTCTTATCTCGATAGATGTATTTTTTCTCCATCAAGAAGTCAATAAACTTACGTTCTTTGATTTTTAATTGTTTTGCTGTTTCTCTGAAGCTGGTCAGTAAGTTTCTATCTACTAGTTCATCGAAATAGTCTGCTTTTGGCTTCATTATGGTATTTTCAACGGAAAGTACAGCTTTTTCAGCTTCCAAGTTTTTAATGACTGCTTCTTTTTCTTTCAGTTGATTACCAGCCATAAGGAGCAAGTCTGCTAAGGCTTGTTTGTTGTGCGTGATATTATAGGCCACTTGGTCGGTCATATAAGCGCCATGCCTACGAATAGAGGGCAGCACTTCGCTAGTGACCCAATCAGCAAATTTCTCTGCTTCTGGTTTGCGAGATTGGAAAACAAGTTTATAGAAATTCGCTTCGTTGATGAAGTTGGCTTGTTGAGTTCGACCTAGATTGTCGGTGAGGTCGGTAGTAACGACCCCATCCTTATTTAGCCGTTTTAGTGCGTCATTGTGATTTTTAATTTCCAAAACCTGACAGCAATCTTTCAAATTAAAATAAATTTCTTGGTTAACTTCTGCCGTCCGCACTTCTCCGAATTGTTCATTTTTAAAAATTTGTAGCTCCATTTTTATCGTCCTTTCTCAATAATACTTGTGTGCTCTTCAATCAAGCTGTCTAAACGAAACGTGATTAAGTTAAGTAAAGCAAAATGTGCGCCATGTGCTGCAATTAAATCATGATAAGACCAATAATCATCAAATTTAGGTGCTGTCGACAGCCATTCATGTATAATTTCAAGGCTTTCTCTAATCTCTGAAGTATAGGCTACTAGTTCTTCGTAACTGTCTAAAAGTTCATTTTTTGCCATAATAAAAACTCCTTTGGTGTATGACAAAGAAGCTCTTTTCTGATATAATGATTTCAGAAAGAGTTTCTTTCGAGCGATAGCTTAGAACCACAGATTGGCGTTTGGGGGTTCTAGGCTATTTTTTGATTTCGTTGTAGACCTTTTCTAGTCCCAGCATTAAAATTTCCGTCTTCGTCTTTCCTGTTTGTTCAGCACAATACTCTAACATTGCTACTTCTTCATCAGTCATACGAAGTCTTGTATTATTTCGGCGAGGATTTTCACTCTTAGGTCTTCCGACTTTTGCTACCATGTCATCACCTCTTTTCTTGGTAACACAATTATTATATAACCGTGTTACCAAAAAGTCAAGAGGTTTTTTAAAAAAATTAAAAATATATAAACCGTCTCGAATTCGACACGGTTTATAGCGATTTATAGCGATTTATAGTAATTTATAGCAGTCTGTTCCTGCCAGTCAAGATGTTGGATCACCTCCTAATCTACAAACCCTAGCAACAACATTATTTCACTTCCACCTCCTTACATTTCAGTTCTGTTTTAATTCTGTTCTCGCTCTACTGTCACCTGTTTGATTTAGCGCTTTTCTTAATCAAGCGCTCGTATTCTTTCTCTGACATAGAGAAGTGTGCTGCTGTTGCGCATCGGCAGAAAGGGTGCATCGGAGCGGCATTCTCACCCGGCAGCATATCAGCCACTTTAAAGATTTTGCCATCTAACGGCTTGCATATATCACACGCTTTCGGCTCTGCGATAAACTCGTATTCGTCGTAACCATTAGCAATGTATGACTGTCTTTCTGCTTCCGTAGCAATCCTAGCGCCCTCTGTGACTGCCAAACGTTTTGCTTCATGAGCCGACACATCAAACTCTTTCTTAATTTTCGGTATCATGGTCGTTGGATTTTTGCCTTTTAGCAGGTAGTCCTCTGTCAGGCGAGCTACAATCTGCCTTAAATCATCTTGTCGCTCCCAAACCCTATCAGACCATTTTGCGCCCTTGAAAGGAGTATTTAAGACCGCCTGTGCAGCTTTTCCAATCTCACTAGCAGATAATACAGACTTCCCGAGCAAGCCCGACTGTGCCTTTAGCGTTTCTGTGTATTCCTCGCTCAAAAACCTCTCTGAAAGCTTATGTTCAGAGTTCGCAAGAGCAACCATTTCTAAGTCTAGCTGATATTGCAGCAATTCAAGTCTTGACATTTTCATTTTGAGGTTGTATAGACTGAGTTCTGCATTGGCTTTGGGCGAAAAGTCTTTCTCCTCAACGTATCGTCTGGCCTTTTCTTCAAAAGCTTTAACATCGAGTGCGTCAACTCTTGCTTTCACCTCTGCTATTGGCAGGTTGTTCTTGTCTGCATACCGCTGTTCAAAGGCTCTTATCTCCCTCTCTAGCTCTCTAAAATGATAGTCGTATAATCTAGTCATTTCATAGCTTAAAGTCGTGTCACGGCTTAATCTCGCCCTCTGTTCAGCTTCTATGCGTCGCTTCCAGTAATCACTCGGCATCAGCTATCACATCCTTTCTGTCGTCTTGTAAATCCTTGTCTGCAAAGCGTTCGTTCTGTGCAATCTTCCTGGATAGCAAGCTAGAGTTTTCTTCCTCGTCGTCCATCTTCTCAATCTCTTGCTTTGGATTGTCAACGATGGACAGCACCGATAACTTGGTTTCGTTCGATACTTGGCCAGATAGCTGCGACACAATCTGCGCTTCTTCTAAGATGTTTCGTGGCACGTTTCTAGTAAATTGATACTTAATATCAATCCAACCATCGCTTGGCACGGCCGCCATCGGCACACCAAACACGATTTCATACAGACGATTAAATGCTGACTGCATTTTGCGGTCTTTCATTTTGGCTAGATTGTCCATTGCTTGCAGCTTAAACGCCAGAGCAGTGCCAGAAGCATTCCCGAAGTCTTCTTCTGATAAGTTCGCAACCATTGAAACGGCAAAGATAGAGTCTTTCAGCAAAGTGATTAGATTTTCTTGCGTCGTGTCCGAGTTTGGTTTTTCCAAGAAACCAACATCTGGCAAAGGGCCGTCATAGCCATTCTTCCACAAGTTGAAGATACGATTTTCCCTAATCTGCGTTGCCATATCTTCTTTTAGTTCGACACCAACGATTTTAAGATAAGCGTCTGCAAAGTAGTCAACGTCATTAGCTTTCTCGCTTGCTGCCTTATTTAATGCGTTGATTAGCGTCTTAACGCTATCAAAGATACCTTGTCGCTCCTCGTTCTCGATAAGCTCAACGACTGGCAAAGTGCCATAGACATGATTGTTACGTTCGACAAATCGAACACCCCCGCCAAGTTGAAAAGTCGCTTCGATTACTTCGTTAGCAGTGATGACTTGTCCGTAACCTGTTGGATCATTATCATTAAACGCATATCGAACCGCAAACAACGGCTTTTCCTCGATACTGTTATCATGCACGATAAACATATTGATTGGGCTATTATATGTCGTTCTCGTGTCGCCCGCTTCGTCTTGATAGACATAGAGAAACGCATGGCCAAATACATCGGCAAGTTTAGCAAGCTCAAACTCACTATCTTCCATGTCGTTTAACTTACGAAAATCACTGATAAACTCTGCTACGCTGTCATCATCATGCGTCACCTTGACTGGCACACCGATTTGATAACCGCTGAATGTATCAACGATATATTTAGCGTAGTTAATGACTAAGCGATTATCTGGCTTCCAAGGCTCTTTTGACCCACCTTTCAAAATCTTGTGTTTAGACATATACATGTCTTCGTTTTCGACGTAACCGCTCAACAAGTGCGACCTATGCAGTTGCATGGCTTCTGACACTAGCTCTTGCGTCACTTCGTTCGCTGTTGTAGTCAATAACTTTCGCTTGTTTAGATTGACTTGCGCCATTAAAACCCTCCCTTGAATACTTTAATCTTGTTGCCCATATCTGCGACTTTAGAATATATCGCATATCGGACGCTATCCAGTACATCGTCATGTTCCTTGAACGGCTCACCCGTTCTCTCATTCCAGATATACTGATAGACTTCATCTTTAAAATTGTTCACTTTGTCTTTTACAACATAAAAAAGACCTAGCTTCATGCGCTTGGCTACTTCTTCTATACCGGACAAAACAGACTTGTTTGCGTTTCTACAATCGATATCCTCACGCTGAAACCTTGCAACATGTTCCGGTCGTGCGCTATCAGCCCAGAATGGGATATTTCCATATCTTGACTTGATATCAAGCGCTATCTGCACCCAGAAATCAATCTCTTTATGCTGATATGAATGCTCTTCCAGCAGATATGTTCTGCCGTCCGATGTCTCACCTAATACCACGATAGAGCCTAAGTGCTCATATCCCCAGTCAACGCCTGCATAATAGCTTGTAATCTCGCTTGTAGGCACTTCCTCGCTAGTGATATACATCTTATCGTTAAAATCACGATACACGACACCCTCCCCAGTCACCCAAAGACCGAGAATGTCACGGTCGTAGAACACTCCGGCCGGCGTCGCTTGCTTGATGTTTCTGCGGTATCGCTCTGACAGAAAAGTATTATCGTCTAACTCAAAGTGAAAGTCGATAATCATATCATCATCAGACGCTATATAGTCCTTTCTAAGCCAGTGTGTCGGAATATCTGGGTTACTATCCCAAACAATCCTCGCGCCCTCCCCAGAGCAACGAGAAATGATTTCTTTGAAGACTGCTTCATTTGCCAGTGACGCTTCGTTTACATACGCTCCAAAGGCCGTAAAACCTCTGGCACGTTGCAAGCCACTAATAGAGCCGGTATAGACTTGCACCACTTTAACACCTTGAAAGACGAAAGCTCCGTGCTTGTCGTATTTTGGTGCGAAGCCATACTTGTTGAAAAGCTCTTGCAGTATGTTGTTTTGGATAGAGGTTGAAGATGTACCAGCAAGGATATAGATAGGTTCGTCAATGCCTAGCTTATCCGCTATCTTTCGCACTCTGACCAGCTCACCGATAAACGTATCATTATTTACTACTGTCTTGCCTGCACGTTTAGCGCCATGTAAGCCACAAATAAACCAGTCTTTCGACCAGATACGCTTTAGGACTTCTTGCTGCTTTGGCGTGTATAGAGCGTCTAATTTAGCCATCTAAGGCCTCCTGTACGGCTTCGATGTAACTTGATAGCTTTTCGTCGATAGTTAGATCGCCACCGATTTGAGCTTTCAGCTTCTCAATTTCAAGTTCCATCTTTTCAGCCTGTTTAGCAGTTGGATAGCGTTTCAAGATTTCCTGTATAGCCTTAATAACCGTTGCATTATCAGCTTTCTTCGTTACTCTATCGACTTCACCAGTAACAGGGTTCATCATCAAGACTTCTTCATCACGCTTGCCCCTTGCGATGTCCGACAAGATACTCAAAGCTTCTCTTGCGCTCATGATGTTATGCTCTTGCATTTCAATCATTCTAGCGTCAATATAGGCCCTAATTTCAAGTTTTTTCAAGTTCTGCCCAGCTATGCGCCCTGCAGTCTTTTCGCTGTATCCAGCCTTTATAGCAGCCTGTGTCGCATTGCCAGTAGCGATGTACTCGTCTGCGAACTTTTGCTGTCTTACGTTTAACTTGCTGATTTTCCATCACCTCTTTTCAGACAAAATAAAAAGCCGCTTTATAGCGACTAAAGCATATTGGAACGATTGGGTTTGAACCAACTACCTCTCAGATTTCATCTAAGCGCTCTGTCAACTGAGCTGCATTCCAAAAACCAAAAAGCATGAGACTACTGCTTAATTTCCGTACTCGCTTCAAGCACTGCTGACACAGTCCGTCACCGATTGGCTCTTGGGAACACTCTTCAACTTCGTACGTTGCCACCCTATGTGAATGGCACTAGAATTACATTGCTTAGAACGACCATTACTGGCACTAAGATTGATATGCCATAATCTTAGTTTTCCTATGTCGCCATAGATTATCAAGGCTAAGCCCATAAAAGCCGTGCAGGACTCGAACCTGCGCTCTCGCAGCACCGTGCTACGACTTCCAAGAAAATTAAATAGGAGTTTAATAAAATAGAAAAAGTTTCAGTCGGCAGACTGTTGCTTATCTGCCAAAAGACGATACCGGAATTGAACCGGCTATTGCCCCAAATCGTCTATAAACCCTGCCGGCCACAAGCAGGAAAATTCAGAAAGGTAAAAAATTGAAAACATATTTTAAAGGAGATTATGAAACATCGCTCGTTTGGTCAACGTCCGCGCTTTCGTGTGGCCTTATGAGCTAACAGCCTTTGACAACTGCTAGCCCAGAATATCATAGGAGTAACGTATAGGAAAAGTTGAAAAATCCATCTGTCAATTTCTTGACAATACTATTATATCAAGCATTTTCGCTAATAGTTTACGCATTTTCTACGCTTTAACTACGTTTCAACGACAAGCACTGCATTTCTGTACTGCTCCGCAAAAGCCAAGAGAGCCATTCTCCGCATTTCAAAATATCTTGTATTCTCAACGTGGATCAACTTAGCTATATCCTCGTGTTGCATTTTAGGGCGTCTGATATATCTGTTGGTTAAGATACATCGATAATCTGTATCAAACATGCGACTAACTGCTTGCTCTATTTGTTCCATTTCGGAAGTTGCGTCTGCTCTGCGAACTCCCAAAGTTTCGACTTGCTTGCTAGGGCCTCCTCCGCCCCTCGGCTCTATTGTGAACTCTTGGGTTATCTTCTGTTCCATGGACTCGCAAGCAATAATTCGCCAACGATGATATTCAGACAGCTTTGACTCTGCTCTTTTGATTGTTGCATCTTCGTCAACTAAAGGTAGTAGCGGTATGCCGTCAGGACTGTATTTCAATGCCATCTTTCCTCCCATTCTTTTTTTACTTTCTGTCTCTCAAAAAAAGCAAAAACTTCGCTCAAAAGGTAAAATATTAAGCCTATCGCAAAAACAATTTCTAGAGACACAACATACTGATGCACCTTATCCGGAAATATAGCAGACAACCAATCTATATATATTTTAATTCCAAAAATAACTCCTACCCCCACAAAGCAAATCGCTGTAAGCAACATCATTATGCCACCTATAAGATTTAATGACTTACTCATTCTTTCACCTCCTCTTTTTTAATCTGTGTTTTCCGCTAAAATCCTCTCTTGAAAATAATCCTATCAATATTGACATGCTGGTTAATTTCAACGGGCATGATAATCTCTGCCCCTTTTGCCAATTGCTTGATATGGTAGTCACTTAAGTACAATTCAAGACGGCCTAAATCGCTGCTAAAAAAAATTTTATTCATATTCCAAACCCCTCAATTTAACATAATCACCTATTTTTAATTTCATACTTAAATCCCAAAAGACCTCTCTAAATACATTTCACGCTTCAATCTGCGTCTTAGTTTACGTTGACGCTCCACTTCGCTATCGCTCGTCGCCCCCCCACCCCGATTTTTGAATTGTCATCGATGTAATCTTGTGCGACTTTTAGCCATCGCTTATCAACCGTCTTGCAGTCCATTTTTTCACGCAAGCAAGTAATAAGGAAATCTCTGTCAAATAAACTGTCTAGCTTAATCATCATACGAATTGGCGGAAAGCGTCCTGCTCTTTCGTCGCTGTTAAGTCTAGTTCTGTCAGAGCTTAGTTGCGCACCCTCAAACCCTAGCTGCGCCATCATTTCTTTCTTTGTGCCGTAAGTTTTGGTTTTTTTGGCTAAAATTCTGTAAAACTTTTGGACATTGGTTTCAGTCATGACTACACCTCATCATCTTTCAATCTCTTTCTTACTTCGCTTAGATAGTACTGAAAAACATCGCCACCGGCCTGCTTGTTGATTAATTCATCTAGCGTTTTCTCAATAATTTCAGTTTTATTTGTATATCCATAGTATAATTTTAATGCTTCAAGGTGCACAAAAAGATCGTTAGTTAAAGTAATTGTGAATCTTTTCATTACTCCGCCTCCTCAACCTCAATCCCTGGGCAATCAAACACCCAGCCGAAATTAGCTTGTTCTAGTTCTTTACGGGTGTGGTGTTTCTTAAGCTCTCCGAAACTGCCAAGACTTCTAAACTTCCAAGTATTCGAAAGTTCTCCGAAAACTAAATACTCGGATTCTTTATTTACTCCTTTAATCTTAACCAAATACCGCTTTTCTTTCTCGACCTCATAGCCATCTAGCCAAGCTCGAGCGACTCTGTTATAAGCATTTGGCGACCGTGTTAACCATGTATTATACTGATCATCCGAGTATTTTTCTGTAAAAATATCGATGATAGGTGCATTCCCCTCTTTGTATTCCTCGATAATGTCTGCTACAAACTGCGGAATTTTGACTTTTTCACGTTTCAACATGCCATCAAATTTACCTTGTTCAAATCCAGCACGATATTTTCTTGAACCGTAATCACTTCCAAAATCTTCTAAAATTTTATCAATCCACAACATTCTAGTTACAATATCAAGCCCTTTAATTCGTTTTATGATGTCTTCTAAACAAATAGGTGACTGCTCGTCTAACTGGTCTATAAGCCCTAAAACTGTAGTTGACGGAATGCCGTAAACCTCATTGCCGAAAATTTTTAATCCCTTAACTTCGCTATCTTTGAGCAACTGTTTTAATTCCTGTTTATTCATCTTCCAACTCCTTTATCTCCTTTTGCAATTCTTTGATGTGTCTTCTTAATCGCTCTCTGCGTAGTCCTGCGTTGCGATAGCCTAACTTGCGACTGCAGAAGTTATTTTCTTCTTTGTTCGCTAACCTTTCTTGATACACTTCTAAGCAATGCTTGAGGTGCTTCAATCTCTCCTCTTTAGTCATTCCAATTCCTCTATTTCTACCTCAATACGAGGGTTAAGGCTGTATACTTTCTTAGCCCATATCTCTGACACTCTGCCGTCGTCTGTCCAAACACAACCAGCGTCTGATATGCTGTCAAATAGCGATTTGATGTAGTTGTCTGTGTCTGGCAGTGTAGCGACTGGTATTGTTTCGGCTTCTAACATAGGGCGCTTGTATTTTGTATTCAGCAGTTGCTTTGTCGGCTTGATGTAAAATGTCGCTCTAACTTTTAAAGCTGTATCGTACTTCTTGCCTTTCCATTGGTTTTTAACCAAAAGAGCACATTGTCTGCGCCACAAGCGCATGTCGTTTCTTTCGTAAGCCGAAGCTCTACCACGGACGACCGCTAATCTCGGTCTACTTTGCGGTTTCGGCTCAATGTTTAGTGTTAATTTCATCCTAGCTCCCTTGCTATCGCTTCGATCACATTGACTGTCACACTATTGCCAGCTTGCTTATATAGTTGGCTGTTACTATTCACCTCTTGCGCCTTATCAAATGCCCAATCTGGGAAACCTTGCAGTCTCCAACATTCACGAGGTGTCAGTTTACGAATGCGATAACCATCGGTTACTCCAAAACTGCCAGTTCGAACAGTGCTACCTCCACCACTTGATGTCAATGTTCCAACTTCATCTTTTGTGATTTTGTTGTAAAAGTCTACAATTTTGACCAGGTTATTTTCTTGATGGTCATGATTTGCAGGCAATTTTCCTGCGATTAAGATTCCATGCTTGTCTTGACTTGTTAAAGTAAACATAGGCTCGCCATCGCTTTTAAATCTGCGTCCGTTTTGGCGTTTCTCTGGTCTTTCTGGCGTTAAAACTGGTATAGCAATTTTTAACGGGTCTTTTTGAGTAGTCGTGCTGCATAGCGTTGGAGCCAAGCCTTCTGATTGGAAAACTTCCCCATTCATCCCATTTCCAGACGGATTAACATTCCCAATTTTTAAGACTGGTTGGCTATTAATTGACTGACTTTCTCCGCTGAAAGGAAAAACTCCTCTGGTACTTGCTCCTCTAAGATGTCCGATAATGAACACACGTTCCCGATTTTGGGGGACTCCAAAGTTTTTGCTGTTAAGCACTTGCCATTCAGCGTCATACCCCAACTCATCCAAGGTTGCGATAATGGTCTCGAACGTATTCCCCCCATCGTGGTTGAGGAGTCCTTTGACATTCTCAAGGAATAGCAAGCGAGGTCTGAGAATAGATGCGAACCGTGCGATCTCAAAAAACAAAGTTCCTCGAGTATCTTCAAATCCTTGTCGCTTTCCCGCAACGCTGAAAGCCTGGCACGGAAATCCTCCGCAGATAACGTCAACTCGTCCAATTCCTCGAACAGTGTCGTCTGATACTGCTGTGATGTCATGCAGTTCAATTTCTCCTTTCGTATCGTGTATAGCTTTGTAGGATTCACGAGCAAATTTATCTATTTCACAAAATCCTACGCATTCATGGCCAGCGGCTTCCATTCCAAGACGAAAACCGCCAATACCTGCAAATAAGTCTAAAAATTTCATCCTAGCTCCTTTGCTTTACTTCTTTAATTTTTCACTCATTAGATTTCGTCAAAAAAACTTAATTGCGTAACATGATTTTTTATTCTCTCTTTTGATACCTTGAAATAATAATCATCTATTTCAGCGCCTAAAAAGTGCCTCTTTGTGTCTAATGCAGCAAGTGCCGTAGTTCCGCTCCCCATAAAACCATCAAAAATTACGTCGCCAACCTTAGAATGTTTGAGAATGCACCTTTTTATAAGTTCTAACGGTTTTTGGTTCTGGTGTACCATTTTTTCGGGACTAATTCGTTTAAAATCCCAAACGTCTGTCAGACGATCGCCATTGAAAGGTCTTCGCCCTTTGTTCGCAAGAATAATCATTTCATATTGTTTTCCAAACTGTGCATCCAAGTCGCCAGCCGTATGATTATTTTTTCTCCAGATTATGATGTTTTTCACCGTAAAATATTTTTCTATTTCACTTTTAAAAAAATCAATTTTGTCAAACGAGCAAAACATATACATCGCTGTGTCATTTTTTAACACTCGGTGACACTCTTTTATATATTGTTTTATCAATTCTGGGTTATCGTCGTTTGGGATAGTTTCTGAGAATTTATGATTTCCTTTTCTCCAATTCGTCCTATAATTTATTAAATATGGCGGATCTGTAACGATTAAATCAATACTTTCATTTGGCATTTGACTCATAAGTTCTAGCGTGTCGCACTTCTTAATTGTGTCAATGTTATTCAATATTTTCATAATCTAATTAAAATCCACCAGCCAATGGATTGTTGTGAGCAAATGGCATGGCTGGTGAAATCCTTTAGCGTCATTCGTCCAAGTCTGACGCTTAATTCTAGTTCGCTTTTTACGTGGTTCACGGCACGTTGTTTTGTTTATTTTTCAGTTTCTTTGTAAATAACCATAGCTGTACATCGTTCTTCAAAGCCATATTTCGTTTCTGCTATGGCAGTTTGGAATTTAATATCAATTAATTCAATTCTGGGATTTTTCCTGAAAAAGTGATTTATATCCCATTCCAAGCCGCTGCTAGCATTTTCTTTAAAAACTTTTACTTCGATCATGCTTTCTTCATCCCCTCAACTGTTTCAAATTCGATATCATGAGTGTCTAGCCACTCTTTGAACGCATTCGCTTGCTCTAAATCCAGCCAGAACTTGATAGTCGTCACATACTTAGCCGTATTGCCGTCTATTTTCGCCTGTGCTGCATTTTTTTCTTGTCCGAGGGTATTTGTACCACCCTCGATTATCTCGCCTGTATCGGCGTCGTATGCCTTAATATGAGCTTGCGCATTTTCTTGAGCTAATCGCTCAATTTCTGCTTTTCGTTCTTCTTCGGCTTTTGCTTGCGCTTCCTGTTGCTGTTTAAAGAGTTTTGCAGACTCAATGTCTTTGTTAATGTTGTTCAGCACTTCTGCAAGCGTCAAGCCGCTTTCGTAAGCTCTGATATACGTTGCAGGCCCTAGACCGTTGTTAGCACATTGAGCACTAATAGCTGCTATGTCTTGGTCTTTCTGGTTTTGCTTGTTCAACTCGTCCATAACGATAGCTTCAAGCTCTGTTTCTGTTTTCTTTAAGAGCGTAAAGCTATCTTTCTTGAATTGTGTAGCTTTCGTGTACTCGTCCAAGTATTGCTCAAAGACTTCTGGATTGAGATTGCCCTCTGCTGCTTTTTCAGCGAACCACTTGCGGACTGTGTCTTTCCGTAGCGCCTTTTGGTTTTCTTCATATCCGTCAATTTGACGCTTGAGTTCGTCAATCAAGCCTTTTAGTTTGCTGTAAGGCGCTTTGTACGCTTTTTCAAATTCAGCATAAGGCTCATTGATTGCACCTTTGATTTCTTTGCGTCGATCTTCTAGGTTCTTGCTCAACTTGTTTAAGTCTGTTCGTGCTTGCTTGACTTCTTCAATCGAGTTGACTTCAAGGTCAAATGTTCCATATCGAGCAATAGCTTGTTCAATTCCTGCTTCAAAGGCCGCAAAGTCGCTAAATGCGACCTTGGCCGGTTCGAAAGTAATTTTAATATTGTCTAGTTGATTGATTTTTTCTGCTTCTTTCATTCTTCACTCCTTGTTTTAGCTAAATGGCAATTCGATTTGTTCTGTTTCTGCTTCTGTCCGAGCTTCCGCTTCTTCAAAAGCTTTTTGCAATTCGGCTTCACGGTTGCGTTCTTCTTCCTCTTGCTTCATTTGCTCGATTTGCTGCTGCTTGTGAGTCAGCACTTCTTCACGACTTTCTTGCGGTGTGACGTCAATAGGCGCAGCTTGTTCCATTTCGTCGCTAGTGTATAGACCGCCTACATTTTCGCTAAATGCTTCACGAAAAGCTGATACGATAGCTACTTTACGGATCATCAGCCCTGGTGCTTTAGCCCACATGGATTTTCCTGTGTTGTATGCCACAAGGTCTGCGTCTGCAGAGATAGGCCGTGACCGGTCTTTGCGATAGACCTTGCACCAACCACCTAGCAGAGTAGCTGATTTTGGTTTGATTGTCCCCTCAATCTGCTTGATTTCTCCTTCTGGCGTTTCAATCACAATCCCAGCTTCAAATCCGTCAAATTGTACGTTTTCCTCTGCCCGCTTCATAAAAGCGTCTTTAGATACTACAATCTGCGCAGGATTGTTCCCGTACTTGATGAAGTAGACCTCTTTCGTGAATGGATTGAGGTTGCGATTTTTCACGATAGCAAGTAAAGTCTGCAATTCCTGTGGACTTGCTTGATGTTTTGGATCGACAAAGTCTCGCAAGGTTTTTCCGTCAAGTTGCTGCAGGTCGGTCAAATAGCCGCCCTTTTGTGTTGCGATTTCATTAGTCATTCTATTTTCTCCTTTTTGTCTGTTTCAAATTCCAATTTTCACGCCTAAGACGCTTGTTTTCTTGACTCAGTGCCAAGATTCTATCTTGCTGCTCGTTGATAACTTCGCCCAGCTCATGGCCGAGGTGAGTATACTCAGAGCGCCATCGATCAATTTCTTTCAGTAGGTATGCTGTCATACTTCGTCCCCCACATACACCCACCGTCCAGCACTATAAACCCAATTGTCAGGATCCGGACGATCTGTTTTTTCTTCAGGTGGTGTCGTCAGCCACTTGTCATAATCAAACGGTTTGAGCATAGACTCCCTCTTTTAGTGCCTGGTGGAACTTCACCAAGTCAACCGACTCAACTTTTGATACACGACGTTGTGAGGTTCTTATTTGACCTTTGTAAGCCTGCAGACCTTCCTGGCGCTCTTCTTCATTCCTTGGTAGATAATAGCCATTGTGCCCGGCTTGTTTGATTGCCACGATAGGAATACCATCTCGATAGATCAAGCGCTCAATAGCCTTTTCTACAGATCGCTTGCTCAGGCTGAACATTTGTTCAATTTCCCGCCGTGGTCTCGGCCGATCACTTCCTACAGGAATGGCTTGTAAAATTCGTTTGTGTAATTTATCCATTTTCTTCTCCCTTGTATTTTCGCCAAAGTTTTCCTAACTCCTTAACAAACTTCACCACATCATGTTTCTTGTACCACTTCAGGCGTTTGCGCTCATTAGGTGTGACATGATATAGCAGTGCGGTTTCAAGTTCTGGTATTGTCATGTTTTATCTCCTTTTTGAAAAAATCTAGTCACAATTTCTCCTACTGGCCTTTTGAGAATGTAGGCGCACATGCTAAATGGATTTAGGTGCATGTTCGTATGTTCTCGGCACATGTCCACAAATTCCACATATTGCTTTCTGGATAGCTGCATGTTGAACCATTTAGAAAAAGTGTTCTTGTACTGCTTATACAGAGATTCATTCCCTGCGACTTGATCGTAGTTAATTTTAGTCATCTTGTGCTAAGAACTCCTCTCTTGATAGTATCGTTGACTCTTCAGGCGCTTGGTAGTTGGGATGTTCCTTGGACCATTCTGGGATATTAGAGTCCAGCTTATAGACGCCTATCTTTTCAAGGTATCGCCGCTGCTCTTCATCCTGTTGGGCGATCGTCTTAATGCCGTTTTGCACCCAATTCTTTAAAATGCGGTTTATATAACCAAATGACCGCTTGCTATTGTCTGCAGCTTTCCCGATAGCACGTTTGATTAGATCAGGCTCCATTTTGTCTTCCCTGACATAATCAACCAATATCTGATATTGCTGACCATCAAGAACTCCTATCCTGGATTGATAGAGTTTTGAAATTTCAGCAGTAGTTAGAGTTTCATTTTCTTTCTCTACTCTAACTTCTAACTCTATATTTATATCTTTATCTATATTTATATCTTTCTCTATCTCTCCGTTGCACTTTGTTGCATCAGTGTTGCAATGCAACGCTTTTTGTGTGCTTCGATGCTTGCGAGACCTACGGGTGCTTGCGGTTTCGCTGCCTATCATCTCTGGCACTTGTTCCAGTTTATAGGCAAAATTGTCTGATGTCGTCAATAGCTTTTTTTGCTCTAAAAACATCAGTGTCATTCTGACCGCTTCAGCGTCCTCGTCGATGATAAGAGCCATTTCTTCTGCCAGACTGTCAGCCAATCCCTCAAAATAGATATTTCCGTTGTCTTGCAGACTTGCTAGCATGAGTTTGAGATAGATGATCGTGTGCTCTTCGCCTCCTGGAAGCCGTCGGAGGAGCTTCATTTCTTTCGATTTGAAAAACTCATCGGACAGCTGCAACCAATAGAAGCGCCTATTTTTTGGATTTACTATTTCAATCTCCTCCTTACTTTTTCTTGTTATCGTGCCAAATCATCGCTCCGCTAATCAGTAGTGAAATACCGAAGATTGACAGAAAGACATTACTGACTTCTCCCGTCTTCGGCAGCCCGTTCGCAGA